AGCCTAACGGGGTCGGGGGAGGGGTCGGTCAGTATACACGCCTTTCGTGCGCGTTCAGCCCCGTTCCTGTCGCCGGGAGTGGCGCCCGGCACCATTGCCGGGACGCCGATCCCTACGTTCGCGTGAAGATCCACGCATCGATCCTCTAACGTGGGGTCACGCCTCGGCAACCCCGCAGCCGCTGTCCCTACCTGTCCCCACCTAACTGCCGAGGTAGGGACGGCTACGATGTCGATGTCGTGCGTATCGTAGCGTGCTGTCCCAACCTCGCCCTACCTAGACGCCGTTTCCAGACTCTCTATATCTATCTCTCTCTCTCTTTATAGAGAAAAGGTAGGGAAGGTTAGGACGGTTGGGACAATGCCGACGTGGACTACCTCGTAGCGTGTCCCCACCTCGCGCGGAGGTAGGGACAGGTAGGGACAGGTTAGGCGCGGCTCCAGATGTAGGCGCGGTCCACGCTCCCGTTGAAGGCGCGGCCTCGCTTCTTCGTGAACCCGAGCCGGCGCAGGATCGTCGCCATCCGCATGTCGTCATGTCGTGCGGCGTTCGACCGATCGTTCCCGAGTGCGCGGCGCCACACGTCGTCCAGCGTGAAGCGGTCCTGTCCAATCACCCACTCGGAGATCGCGTTCTCCCACGAGTCGACCGGCGTGTACCGCTCGGCTTCCTGTGCGCGCTCGAGGTCGAGGTCGCCCGGAAGGTGCCAGCGTTCGCCCTGGCGCGTGTAGTACGCGGCCTCGGCCCACAGCTGCTCGCGGTCTGCCTCGAGGGCCTCGGGGAAGCACTGTCCCACTTCGACTACCCAGTACCGACGCGAGCCGGTCGGATCGACGAGGAACTCGTCGTCGTTCGTCGTTCCGATGAACACGGTCGATCGCGGTACCTCTTGCGTGTTGCGCCCGTAGGCCGGACGGTACTTGTCGGACTGCGACGAGACGAACGCCTTGAGCGCGCGTGCGTCGGCCTTACGCATCGCATCCATCTCCGAGAGTTCGTAGACCCACACGCCCTCGAGCTGCGTGTACTTGTCCTTCGATGCGAGGTCGATCTCGGAGTCCGAGAACCATGCGCCCCCGAGGACGCCGCACGTCGTGCTCTTGCGGCATCCCTGCACGCCCTTCAGTACGAGGACGGCGTCTGCCTTGCAGCCCGGCTCGATGGCGCGAGCGCACGCTTGAATGAGCCACGCGCGTCCCATCGCCCGCACGAGGTCCGTATCCGGCGCCGAGCAGTAGGTAGTGAGCCAGCGGTCGAGGCGCGGCACGCCATCCCACGTCAGGCCCGCAAGCCACTCGCGAACGGGATGCGTGCTGCTCTTGATCGCGGCCCATCGGATCGCCTCGCTGACGATCTGCGTCGTGGCGTGCAGTCCATAGGACGATGCGAGCAGTCGGCTCACCTCGGCCTCGTCCTCGTCGCGGATGACGTTGCCCTTCCACAGCACCCGGCGCCGCAGCTCGCACCGACTGAAGGAAGTGATCCACGCAGGGTCGGTCGAGAAGATGGTCTGCACGTTGGCGAGGTGCCCCTTCGGCTTGCCCTCGCGGATGATGGCGCCGGTAGCCTTGTCCCGGCTTGGGTCGCTCTTGTCGAGCAGCGCCCAGGTCGTGGCGTCTCGGTTGTCGGTCATGGTCACGCCGAGCATCTCGGCCATCTGTTCTGGAGTCATCGGGCACCTGTAGAGAGAGAGGAGATCGGACCGGCCCAGTGGCATGAGTTGCGGTGATGGCAAACCGCTGGCCCTTCGTCCAGGTAGAACCACACCTCGGGCCTACCGCACTTCGGGCATCGTATGCCGTCCACGTAGGGCCTCGCCGCGGAATGGTGAGGCGTACCGCCGACCATGACACCGATCCGTTCGCGCACGGCTGGATCGGTGTCTGCCGCGGCGCGGAAGATTGCGGCGACCTCTCGCGGCGATAGGTCACGCTGCGGCGCGCGCACGACCTTCGGCTCGGGCTTGGGCTTCTCCTTCACCATGTCGAGCAGCCACGTTGGCGCTAGCGCAGCCTCACGCGTGAAGCCCGGCTCATTGATCCACGCGTAGACGTGCCCGGTCCGATGCACGGTCGGTGGGGCGCAGACGTACCCGCCCTCTCCACGCACATCGACGCCGGGCGCGACGCCTTGCGCGTTGCGGACCATGACCTCAGGCCAGCGCCAGTAAAGGTGAGCGCCTCGCGCCGTGCGAACACCGAGCGTCTCGGTCAGGCCATTCGCCACGCACTGCGCGTCGTACCACGCCATGGCCTCTGGGCCGTCCACGTCCAGCACCCAGACCTTCGAGGTGGCTCCCGTCGCGATGCCGACGCCGGCTGTAGGCCATCGGCCCCACCATTCGCGCACCTGGGCCTCGTCGGTGCTGGCCTTCTCTTGCCAGCCCCCCAGCCTCGGGTGCTTGCCTCTCTGCTTCTCGACGCACTCGGTCCCACGCGAGCAAGCGCACTTCTGCGAGATCGGTTCGACCTCGTAGAGCGGATGCACGCGCAGTCCCGCGGCTGCGTATCGCAGCGCGTAACGGATGTTCACTATGTCTCGCAGGTCTTGTCGCAGGGGAGAAGCGAGGGGCTTTACGCCCCCCGCGAGCGGGTGATCAAGCCCGCGTCCCTGCGAGGACACCGTATACTAACGGCGTCCCTTCGCTGGCGTCAACGACTACCCGATGATCTCGACGGTCATGGCGTCCAGGCGCGCGACGTTGCCGGCGTTCGCCACCGACCACGTGCCGACGAGGTCGAGCAGGTTGTCGACGGTCGTGTCGACCGTCACGCTCGCAGTGCCGATGACCTCGGCGCCAGCCACGTACCCGCCCGCCGCGGCGAACAGATGCTCGCTCGACGCACGCACAGCACCGGAGGCCCCGGTGCTACGCACGAGGATGTCGGCGCGAAGGTGGAACACGTCGCTCGTCGCCGGGTCACGCGCGGCGATCGTGGTGATGGTCGTCGACCCGAGCTTCAGCACCACGCCGAAGGTGTCGGTGCTGTTCTGCCCGACGATGGTCCCGAGTGCCATGACGCGGATGTGCGTGCCCGCGGTCAGCGCGCCGGCCGGGAGGCTGACGCTACCGAACGAGGTCGCCACGGTCGTGTTCTGGATGAGGGCGCTCTGCACGGCGTAGATCTGCCCGCCGACCTTCGCCGCGGGGTGCGTGCTCAGTGCGCGCTTCGTGGTGATGACGCCGGTCACGGCGGCGTCGTGGTCGAGGCTGCGGCTCTGCATGAACTCTGGAAGCTTGCTCATTTTGACTCCTACGGGGCGGGTGCGCGCTGAGGATAGCACACCTCACCCATCAGAGCGCGTCAACCATCTCGATACGCCGACCGATCCAGCGCATGACGTTGACTGCCATGCTGTTGCCGAGCGCCCGATAGCGCGGACCATCGGGACACTCGCTGGCCGGCTTGCCCTTCCACGGGATCTGCGTCCATCCATCGGGGAACCCTTGCAGTCGCTCGCACTCGGTCGGAGTGAGGCGACGGACGGACATGTTCGTCAACACATGGGGATTGTCGCCACCGCCTGTCGATGCACGAAGGCAACCACCGAGATCGTCGCCGAGCTCTGCCGTTGCTCCGCCGTCCCTTCCGCGGAGAGCGACGGAACGAGCAGTCACAATGGGCGTGCCTCGGCCTGTGCCGTCCTCGCTGGCGTCCGCACCTTCCGCTCGCAGTGCGTGCGTGCGGTCGCCGGTCACGCATACGCCGATGCTGCTTCCGTCCGTGTCCAGCGGGCCGGTCTTGTCGCCGTACACGCACACGTCCGTCTGCCGTGCGTCGAAGGCGACCGGCAGGATGTGCCCAGGCTTCGTGTCGCTGTCTACTCCCTTGCTGTCTCGGTGCTGAAGGCAGCCCGCGACTTCAACGCCTCCAGCAGTAGAGGCGGCAGCGTCTTGTCTCGTCTCTCGGCGCGGCGGAGAATCCCGGCGCATGCCTTCGGGCTCAAATAGAACCGCTCCGGCACGTCCCGACTGTCCTCCAGCACATGCGACAACGAACACACGCCGTCGTCGCTGGGGGACGGCACGAGGGTATCCGTCCACTCGCACATACTGCGCGTCCAGGACTCGGTAAGCCCACCCATACCCGAGGTCGCCCAGCGCCCCGAGGAAGGAGCCAAACGCCCGTCCGTCGTCTTGTGACAGAACGCCGGGGACGTTTTCCCAGACGATCCAGCGAGGACGTAGTGCTTGCGCCAGTCGGACGAACTCCAGCGTGAGACCACCTCGAGGGTCGGCAAACCCACTGCGGAGTCCGGCAACGCTAAAGGCTTGGCATGGGGTTCCACCGACGAGGAGGTCGATGCCAGCAGATCGAATAGGGTGATCTGGTTGGGAGAGACGAGTAAAGTCTCCGTAGTTGACGACATGCGGGTATCGCTCCTTCAGAACAGCAGAGGGGAACGCTTCGATCTCGCAGAACGCAGCTGGCTCCCACCCGAGCGGGTGCCAGGCGACGGACGCGGCTTCAATGCCGGAGCATACGGATAGGTACCTCACGCCGCCTTCTCCTTCTGCTTCGGCATCGGCCGCGCGCCTCGCTGGCGACCTTCACGGTACTCAAGACCTTCCTTGCGCGCCCAGGTAGTCACGGCGCACTGCAAGGTCTTGTGATCCATGGTGGAGCGCGTCTCCTCCACGATCTCCTTCCACGTAAACGTCC